GACAAAGCTGAACCGTCAGCAGGACCAGATCATAATAGCCAGCCCGCCAGACGTAGGATCTCGCGTCAGCCTGCCCCATCCGCTCGGCCTTGTCCGATGCCTGCCACTTCAGAATGGCGACAGACAGAACAGGCAACAGCGCGGCCTTCTTGGCCTCAAAGAACGGGTTGGCGTGCAGCCCGACCAGCGTGATCCAGATCACCTTATCCAGATCCGCACGCTCCACAGTGTCGCCATCGGCTACATCGTCAAAAAGCTGGATGCACGACCAAACGTCCATGAGAAACTGCGTTGCCTCTGCGGGCAGCGCAAGCGTCTCAGAGAAATGTTCGATTAGTGCTTTATCCAACTCGCAGCCCTCGGTGCGGTGTGGCTGCTGGATGCCGTTGGTCTCAGCGTCGGCAGTATCGCGCAAATCCTTCATTTTGCCAAGCCCTCAATCATCCCACGCCTGACAGGCGCGCAGGGCGGAACAGACAAACTCAAACTTCTTGCAGTATCCGCGACCGCCGCCCGAGGCGTCATAGTCCGTCACCGGGATGCTTTCCATCATGGCCTGCATCATCGGGTCAACGCAGAAGTATTCGCAGTTGAGGCACATGCGACGGCGGGCCTCCTTCTCGTTCATGTCCCAGGCCTTCGCCAGCCCAGCCCAGAACGGCTTGTTTGCCTTCGGATCAAGCGACGGGTCTGCCGGGCCGAACTGCCAGCTATCAATCGCCACCTGCTTGTTCTTCTTGTTGTCGGCTGCGCTGGCAATCTTCATCTTCGGCAGGCCGTATTCCATTTCTTCATAGTCCATTAGGAGATCTCCCGACCTGATGCGCGGATGTTGATGGAGGTGCCAGTGCTGGCAATCGTGGAGATGAACCCGCCAGGCGCAATCACCTGCCCGACCAATTCAGGAAAGGTGTATGTCTCGGATGCCTGAAGCGTCTTAGTCTTGACGATCAGGTTGTCATTGCTTGCCGACCCAGACGCGGCCACAAGGTTGACGCTGATTGTGCGCGCCACCGTGTCGTAGTTGGTCGCGGTGAACTTGTCGATGATCGCGGTAACGCCGGTTGCGGTATATTGGGCGGTCTGAGCCACTTCGGCTGTCTTAGCCGGGATCAGAACCTTTGTGACAACAGCCATGATTAGACCTCCAGAGTGCTTACGTTGTCAGTAACCGTCAAGATGACAGACGGTATAGACGGATGAATTGCAGATGCGACTTCGGCCAATAGAATGACAGAAGTGTCATCGACTTCCCACATCAGTTCGATGTAATCTCCGGCGTTTAGCTGGATGATGTAATTCCACGCCGCAAGTATTTCAGCATCGTTGCCTTGGATGCGGATTTGGCCGGCACTGTCTGGGACGTTTACGCCGTTCTTGCGCAACCAGATCCACACCAAAGCCACACCGCCTGATGTCTTATCCACCTGGGCAGAGAACTGGACGTTGTAGACGTTTTGCCGATCCACATAAATGCGCGAGGTCGGCGTGCCACGATAGACGCCTTGCGACAGATCGGTTGTGTTGAACGTCATGGCATAGGCGGTATTGATCGCAGCCGCCGTTTGGGTGGTGGTGTCATAGAACGACCCATAGCGCGGCGTCCTAAACTCCTTCGGCGGCGGCATCTGCTGCAATGCAGAAATCTGCTGCTGCAAATTGTCGATCTGCTCTTGCGATGCTGCGGACGGGGCCAGCGCCAACAGATCTACCAGCCGCTTGGCATTGGTCGCATCGGACAAAGCCACCTCGGCCTTGTTGTCAGCCGCTCCGAGGGCTTGTGTATTGTCCAAAATCAACTGCGTCAGCGCCGCAATCTCGGCAGGCGTCAACTGCCCTGCCACCTTGAACAGCCGCTCGATGGCACGGATGGCGTCAGGGTCATTGCCGACAAAGCGGGCGATCTGGTTGCGGTTCAGCGGGGTCGGATCAGCCATCAGAACGCCAGCGGTTCTACCCGCGCCTCCAGCCGTGCCATCGCAAGCTGCGCCTCGCTGGTGCCACGGAACTTCTGCAAACGCCAGTTGCGCATGGAACCCTGCTGAAGCCAGACCACCCGCTTGTTGTATTCGCCCAGCTTGCCCACGCGCGCCGGCTTCTCGACGCTATATGTCAGCCCATCAAGCGAGTACGATGTCCAGACAGTCGGATCGGCGCCCGGCTGCACGCGGCCCGTCAGGCTGACCAGTTCCATCTCGTGGAAGATCGCCCCGCGCCCTTCGTTGTAGACGATAGCCGTGCCGAACTCCCAGCCAACAGTCTGGCCCCAGTGGCTTGCAATGCTCTTGTCCAGATAGCCCACGTCGGTGTTGCCTGGCTTGCAGACGTTCCACCGATCATAAGCCCAGACGGCATCGCAGACAGCCCACCGACCGAGACCGACCAGCGACGTGCGCAGGAAAAACCAGACAGGCTGCCCGACAGCCTGCGATCCGGCGGCGTCAAACACGATGGTCTGATCCGGCAGGTGGATGTCGAGGAACTGGTGCGCGCCCTCGGTGCGCTCCTGCATGAACGAGGTGGAAAGCTGGGCCTCGGTGTATCCAGCCAGGATCTCCTCAATCTCGCGCGTGGCGATCTTCGACACCGTGCCGTTGGCCCCAATGTAGATTGAGATGTTCTCGTTAGTGCCGCTTCCCATGAAGGCGATGTTCTCGCCAAAGACGCAGCAGGTGTGCGTGCCGAGCGTTCCCTTTTGCATCTGGGCGCCGCTGATGCGCTGGAACGGGAAGCCCGCCGTGCCGGTGTTGTCGAACACCTCAATGGTGTGGCGGTTCAACGCGTAGATCTCGTTGCGCAGCTTTAGCAGTGCCTTCACCGGGTCGGGGTCAGCTTCCGATGATCCATACTTCAGCGGATCGACGGCAAAGGGGTTGTTCAGTTCCGTGATGACGAGAAACTCGCCGTCAGTGGTCATGAAGTAGCCATCGACCCAGATGACCGTCAGCGCCGTGCCGAGATCCGGGTCAGTCACCTGCGACAGCGTTGTGCCGTCATAGAGATAGAGCCGACCGCCCGACGTGACCGCCAGATAGTCAAAGCTGTAGGTCATCGAGACGCGGCCACCGCTGCCCACGTCGCCGATCACCGTAACGGTGCCGTCTTGCGCAACAGTCACCAGCTTGGTTCCCATCACGCGGTACAGCACGCCGTTCCAATTCAGGCCGCCACGGTTTGATCCTGGCCCGTCGCCGGTCTTGACGATGCCCTCTGCCGGGCGAAGATAGCCCTCCGAGATGCCCGTGGATTTCGGCACAGGCACAAGGTTGACAGGATAGCCCGTCCGAAAGTCGGGCGTGCTATCCGTGAAGATCCCACTCAGCAGAGGAATTTGCATTAGCCCACCCGATACCAGGCGTTGGTTGCCGCATCGAAGCGCATGGTGAAGAAGGCGTTGGCAGCGGCCAAGGTTGTCGGCGCGCCGGTGACAGTGGTGCCGCCAGCCGAGACAGTCAGCGCGGTGACGATCTGCGTGCAGTTGACGCTCACCTCTGACTTGTCGGCAGCGGATGTCGGCAGCACGATGGTGCCAGCCGCGAAGGTTCCTGTTGGCGTCAGCAGCAGCCAGGTGTCGCCCAGAGCGACAGTGACCGAGAACCCTGTGGCGCTCGGTGCCGCGTACTGCGTCGTCAGCGATCCCGGCAGCGTTAGGTTGGCCTGCATGAACGACAGCAGCAGGCTCATCGAGGCCTTGCGCGTGTCGCCATTATTCGTGGACCAGACGGCGAGGAGATCGCCAAGCTGGATCGTGTCGAGCGAAGAAAGCTGGTTGATGTTGGTCATCGCGTCATTCCCATGTCAATGCGCTGTCCGGGCCAACCGTCAGCGGGTCAATCGGTTGACGCAGGAACGCGTCGTTGTAATAGCGCCAGCCCTTGTTGCCCTGGCCGCTCGGGATCGTCATATCGCCAAGCTGCATTTCAACCGGGAAGGTCGAGCGAGACAGAAGTGCCTTATAGGCAAGCTGCGCGTTGGCCTTCGTGTCGGGCGATACGGTCTTACCATATCCCGGCGCGATGCGAACCGCCAGATTGAGGTGCATGGCTTCAAGCGCGTCATCGGGAACGCCGATGATCTGGTTTAGATCGCTGGCAGCCGTCGAGGAGGGCAGAGGATAGCGCAGGCGGATGCCCTTGCCGTTCCACGTTGCCATCATCGCGTCAAGGCGCTGCAAGGCGCCCTCAAGCTGCTGCGGGGCCAGATCGTAGACATAGGCCGCAAGGCCGATCTCCTCGAATGCCCGGTTCACGATGTCGCGCTTGGTGTATGCCATCACTCAGCCTCAGATTTGCGCGTGCGGCCACGCTTCGGCTTGGCCTCGGCTTCGGGTTCAGGATCTTGCAAAGCACCGCTGGCGGCTGCGATAGCCTCGCGCACGGTGTAATGCCAGCCAGCCGCAACGGTGGCTTCAATCTCGTCGTCGTCCACGATGCACAGATCAAACGTCTCGCTTGCGCTGCGCTTGAACGGGCCGGGCGACTTGTAGAGCATCGTCGTCATTTCTTCTTGCCTTTCGGTGCCTTCGACGGCTTGCCTGCTTTCATGGCAGCGGTGCGCGCGGTGTTCAGCGCAATGGCGATGGCCTGCTTGCGCGGCTTGCCAGATTTCTCTTCCATCTTGATATTCTCGCCGATGGATTTGCGGCTGTAACCTTTTGTCAGCGGCATGGTGCTATCCCATTGTCAAAGGTGAAGGGGGGCGAGTTTCCCCGCCCCCGATGCTATCAGATCAGGGAACCTGATTAAACAGCATGATGCCCGACATTTCAGGCTGCTTGTTCACAACACCGAAGAACGTGTCCATACGATACTTCGTGATGGCGGTGTTGATGTCGTAGAACTTCTGCATCACCAGTTCGATGCCCTGATCGGTGGTGCCACGCATCACGTCAACGCCAGCGTTGGTCGGGATTGCGTAGCGGCCCGGCAGGATTTCCAGAGCGTCTTTCTGCCAGAACACGTTGATGTCGGCAGCGTCCACGTTCAGGATCGTGACGGTCGAACCGTTGGCCGGGGTGGCCGAGACGTTCTTGTACTGCAGTTCAGCATCGGTGCCGCCCTGAGCCGAGATGATCGGCGGGGAGATGACAACGGTGTTGTTGCCTGCAGTGCCGCCACCCGAGGTGATCGAGATGATGCGGAACGTCTTGGCCTGGCCAGTGTCGCCCTTGGTGATGTGGTGCAGCGCGTTGACGCCAGCCAGCTTGAAGCAGTCACCAACACGCACAACAGCGCCGGCAGCCAACGTGATGTTGAGCGACTGGTAGCGGTTGTCCACGTTTGCGGTTTCACCAGTGCCTGCGGTCGAGGTCGCACGCGGGGTGTAGTACTGGTTCGCACCGTTGATGGTGATGTCACCGACCGGGGTGGTGTTACCCAAGATGCGGTTGGCATAGTCCATCTTGTAGGTTTGGAAGCCAGCGACTTCGCCGACGAACGAACGCTCATAGGCGGTGGTCGGCTTGCCCGTCATGGTCTGACGGCCAGCGAGATCCGACGCCATGCCGTTATACGAGCGCGAAGACAGCGCCAGATAACGGTCGAACATCTGCACGCCCTGCTCGTTGAACACAGCGTCGCATTCAGCCACGTCCGAGTAGCCGCCGGCAGAGCCGGAACGGGTCACGACGAGGGTGGACTGAGCAGCAGCCACGTTCATGATGGCGACGTTGATGTCCGAAGCAAGTTTCTGCTTTGCGGAGTCACCAAGGCGGCCTTCCTGAAGCTGGTCACGCAGTTCCAGAGCGTCCAGAGCAAACGGCACGGTCTTGTTGAAGCCGAGCGTTGCCGGGACAGCAAGCTGGGTGAAGTCAACGAACTGAGCCGAGATGTCGGTGCGCGGTGCGCCGTTGATCGAGGTCGCAATGTAGGGCTGCGGACGCCAGATCACGTCGTTGGTGCGTTCCATCATCGAGCCGTCGGTGTTGTAAACCGACACGTTGCGCGACATTACCAGAGCGTCGTTGAAGCCTTCGAGGATGTTCTCGAACGCTACGCGCTCTTCTTTACTAAACGAGTTCGCCATTTTAGCGGTCCTTCATGTGTGGGGGTTAGCCCTTGGCCTTCTGCTTCTTATACTGGAAAACCTTGGAATAGTCGCCAGTCTTTTCTGCTTCAGACCGCAGGCGGTCTAGGGTGCTGTCAACCGCGCCAGACGGGCGGGCTGTGCCGCTGATCTTGCGCTCGGGTGACGATTGAGCCTTACGGTTCGAGATTTTCAACTGCGTCTCCAATTTCGCAACCGCGAAGGCGAACTTCACGGGATCTGTGATGGAAGCGATTTCCTTCGCCTTTTTCGGGTTCTTGCCCAGAGCATAAACGACCAGGGCCGGGTTGTCGGCGCCTTGCACAATCATGCCCTGCTGCATGACGCTGAGATTGTCTTGAACGACATCCTCGGCGAACTCGAAGTCACGCACCTTCAGG